TGTGTTAAATGACGTAAAAACGTACCATTAGCTCTACAGTATGTTTCACCATTCAAAGGAGATACAACATATTTTTGTGATAACATTTCACTAGTTTCTTTGTAACATTTCATATAAATCTTTAATAGGTATTTTTACAATTTCGTTATCGTTAATTAGAACTTCAACTAGACTATCACCACGCAAACATTCATATTCTTGTTCCCATTTTTGAAGTCCTACCTTACCAATCTCTTGCTGTTTAAATGATTCATCTCTACCTGGTACTGTATCCCATTGTACAAAGAATGGAATAAACCCATTATTATTGAGGTTAGCACCTCTCCACAACTCAGCAAATTTATTATCATCGCCGTTTGGTGTGCTAGCAATGATACAGCTACCACCAGTCGATAATGTAGGTGAAATAGAGGTCCAAAATTCTTCTGCTATAGATGGTTCAACAAACGCAAATTCGTCTGCAAAAAGTAAGGATACAGACATACCCCGACCACTTTGCTCTGTTGTTGATTCTGATACAATTCGGTTTTTATTAGCAAATTCAATTTCTAATTTATTCCAGTTATTTGGGTTAATTGCAGGTTTAATCCAATCTGGTAAATTCTCATACATAAACACAATACGTTTAACCATATCTTTAGCACTTTTAGCTTTATTAGATATAATTAAAATTTCTTTATGTGAATTAAAGCATGCGTACCATAATAAAAAACCGCATGATGTTTGAGACTTACCTACTTGTCGACTAGCACAGACAATTGTTGATCTATTATTGTGAAATGAGTCAACTAACTCACGTTGAAAATCGTATAATTTAAAACCAACCATACCTCTTGTAGGGTGGGTAATTTTACAATACGTCTCAATAAAATATACTGGATCTTGAATACATTTTAACAATTCTAAAGCTTGTTCGGGTGTATACTCTTCCGGTGGACCCGGCATCTTTAATCTGGAGTTCTTAGCCATCTAATGACTTACCTTGTAACATTTTAATAAGATCTTCACGGTCCATTATTAAATTATTATTTGTTACGTTTGTAGCAGAAGTGGGTTTAGAAGTTAGCTTATCTTTTTTATGTTTAAGTTCAGCTTTCTCTTTAACAGCGTCTAATGCAGTTGATAGAAATTTAGCAGCAGCTTCTAAATTCTTACCGTACATTCCAGGATTTTCACCTCTTTGAGATGACATTACTTGATCTGTAAATGCTGCGAAAGCAGCTGTATAGATTGTTTGATATTGTGCTTCTATTTCGTGTTCTTTTTCATCGTATGACTCATAAACTACCATACCATTATCATCAAATGACGGTCTGTCTATTAATGTAGTACCGGGTTCAATATCAAACATACCTTCAAATGGATGTTCTATAAATTCCTTTGACATTATAAATCCTCTATATATGTAAATATAAGAAAATATTTATATCAAGATTCTTTAAGTAATTTAGTAATAAACACTAAGTTTAAGTATATATCTATACTATAATCACAAAAAGTGCGGATCTATAAGGGGATCACTTGGATTTATTGGGTTTACGTTTTGCAGGTTTTTTATCTCCCCACAAAGTTTTTTCAGTAACTAATCGAAAGGTTATACCATATTGATTGCAGAACTGCTGGCAGGCATTCCATTTTGCTACATTAACAGCAAACTGAACATCTTCATACAATTTATTTTTAGCTGATTTAGCTCTAGAGAATTTAGTTTGTTTTTCAGGTTTTACTTCGATGATCTCTTTTTGTAAGAACCCATCTTTATTAACATATTCGATATAATAATCAGGGTAGTACTTATGCATTCTACCATCTGTTGGTTTAATATAAGGTATTGCAATACCTTCAGAAGACCATTTTATTATATTAACATTATTGTCAAAGAAGCTATGTACAGATAACTCCCAAGAGGACATATATCGGATTTTATTTACATCACCGATATATTTTTCTGGATGCTTAGGGTTATAAAAACCTTGTGTAAATCTAGCCATATCATGACTCAAATTTAGGAGTTAAAGATCTTGCTATTTCGTCAGGATTTGTACCAGGAATAATAGGACCATCTGCTAAAGGTAATTTTATAGGGTCTTTATTGACGATATTTAAGTTATTGATTTCTTTTTGGAAATCAAAAGGTGTATCAGCAACTGTATTTAACTGATCTGTAGATAATTTACCTACAGTAGGTATTGAACCATCTTGCCCGTCTTTTATTTCTTGAGGACCATTAATTGAAAAATTATCAGCAGGGTCTTGAACATTTGGACCTGATTCATTAGTAACTAATAAATTAGTATACTTTTTATCATATCCTGCACCAGCTGATGTCAATACTTGTGGGTTAGCAGCAGCAAGTTCTGATAGACCTAATACATTAGTAGGAATTTCAGGAGTAACACCTGTATTAACATACCAGTTATCATATACAATGGACACTTTAATTGAACATAACTCACCGTTATCCATATTCCAATCTTCCATCTCAACAGTTGTTATTTTAGGATTATTGAACGTATAGATATCCATCGTTCTATTACCATTAAAAATATCAAATATCTTAATTGACTGGATAATGTTATAGCTACTGGTTGTTGTATGCAATCCATACGAACTATTAGCATTACTAAAGTCCATACCATTTTCTTCAAACCCCATTGAATGCTCTTGATTAAAAATAGGGCAAACACGACGTAAATAAGAAACAATAAAATTCATTGATTCGTTTTTAATATCGTTATGTAATTCAAAGGTAATAGGGTCAAATTTAGAACGTTTAGGTACTTGTGAAAAGAAGTTATAAAAATTAACTTCTTCATACTCAATTGATGTTTTTGGTTTTTCAAACTGTTTAATCAAAAAAGTACAAGTATTAGGAACATCTTGTTGATACTCACCATACATTGTTATTTGAGCAATGAATGTATACTTTATCTTTGGTTGATAAGCTATAAGATCATGAGCATAATAATTAGGACTTGTTATAGTACTAATATTATCTGTGTTTTCACTGTTTTTAGATGTGCTGCTTTTATTAGCGCCCTGTTGTGCTAAAGCTTCAGCTGTTGTCGTAGGTGATGAAGTGCTAGATAACGCATTAGTTACAACAGTATTAGATGGTCCTAAAATTTGACCAGCAGCTTGATCGTAAAGTGTATTAAAAGCACTAGCGATATCAGCATAAGGTGATGGGTTTGTACCACCTACTAAATTACCGTCGTATGATTTAAATTCACCAACATTAAAATCACGTAATGTACCATTTGCTATATTATTAACAATGGTAGAAGCAGCGTTTAACGATGTTGGGTTGGATTTAATACCTAAATTAGATAATAAACTTTCTCCGTCCATCGATAATGTGGACTGCGTTATAGGGTTTGTAGCAGATACTAAAGGGTAAGAACCGCCGATAGTATCTGACACAATGCTGTTAATGCGGCTAGATACCGCATTACCATCTGAAACATTAAGTGCTTTAAAAGTACTCATATTGTACTAATTAGAAACCACCAATAGCAGTACCATAATTGGTATTTTCAACAATTTGATAAGCGTGGTCATATCTCATTGAAATATCAATAGTCACTTGATCGCCAGCGCTGTAATCAACGTCACCGTAATTAACTGATTTAAACCAGCAACCTTGTAAAACCCAAGTTTCAAGGATTTTATCACCACCATCTAACATAGCTAATTCACAAGCGAATTTATATTCACTAGCTACAGCAGCTGGTTGTAAGAAGTTAGGGTTGCTTTGAATTGCTCCACCAATTGTACCGTTCATACCGCCAACTAACAATTGTTGTTTTTCAATTTGGTTTTGAAGTTGCAATGAAGCACGACTATTAACGTCATCTTCTAACGTAATACTAATCGGTTCCCAAGAATGCTTTGCTGCAACATAAGCAATTGAGTTATAGCGTTGGATTGTATTATCTTCCCAAGATAAGTTTGGGCGAGACATTTTAACAACCTGCATTGTTACCGCATTTGCAGTACCAACATTTGTGATTCCAACAGCTGGGTTAGGTAAGATACGATTGCCGCCTAAGCCGGTAAATGTAGCTTTCCATCTATTTTTATGCTTTGGGTGATAAATGCCTTGGTTGGCAATATCAATACCCATATCATGTATAGTAGCCATTTTAGTAAGTTACTCCTAAATTGTATTTGATATCAGGTATTTATGGTTATTTGCATAAATACAATATCTCACAGAATTGACGTCGAATTAGGAGTTTATAATATGGCATTACTTAGCCCAGGCGTACAAGTCACAGTAACTGACAAATCGATATATTTGCCAGCTGCTGAGACTACCGTACCCTTATTTTTCATTGCTACAAAATACGGAAAACTGCTTCCCAATTCAAATACGGTCGCACAAGGTACAATTGAAGCGGGTGTACCTAGATTAATTACATCACTACGTGATAGTATTGAATCATACGGTATCCCAGTTTTTTACCGTGATGTATATGATCAACCACACCATGGTGATTGCCGTAACGAATACGGGTTGTTAGCTTTAAACCAATTTTTAAAATTGGGTAACCGCGCTTATGTTATTCGTGCGGACATCGATTTAGATGATAATATTGAAAGTTTACAAGATAAATGGGGTTTAGCAACAGATCGCGTTGTAAATTCAGCTGCAGCGATGTTCAGTGCTTACCTTGCGAGCGTTGATGATATTATCTCTGATTCAGTAACAACATTGGGTGGGTTTGTTGAACCACCAGCAATTCCACCAAATGCAACAACTGCACAAATTCTTGCACTTACAGATGCATATTATGCAAATGTAACCCGTGCGCACGACGAAAATGTAAAATTAGCACATATCGTTAAAGCAGCTACAGTTGAACTCATCAAAGAAACAAGTACATTTGGTAATAAATTTCCAAATTCAACAATGTACAACATTTCAGATATTTTGGCTGGAAACTACGTTAACGTTGAAACTGAAATTGTTCAAAATGATGTTGGTGGTAAAACACACACAGTTTATGTGTATGAACCATATACAGAAAACACTGACCCAGTAGTAACTGGTAAAGATTCATACTACAACTTATTGGTATCTAGCGGTGCAAGAAAAGTATTAGCTCAAGCGCCAACAGCAGCATCATTAATTAACCCATTACCAATTGAACCAGATTTATCTCAACTATTTGTTGGTATCACTGGTAAATTACAACGTGCATTGATTGATCAAAACACATTGATTGGTGGTACAGTTGTTAAGTATGATGCTCCAACATTGGCAGCTAAATTTACAACATTACCAACTGATATTACATTCCAAACAACAGGGTCTGATAACTTTGTTATTACCGGTAATATCACAGGTATTGTACCTCAAGTTGATGCTGTTACGAAAGCGGTAATTTCATACAAATGCCGTACTGATTTCACAATTGCAGGTAATGTATTAAAAACAATTGCTGGTGCGACACCAGTAATTTATAAAGGTACAATTGCTGGTAAAGCTAGTGGTTATATCAATTACGTACCAGCTAGTGGTTCAGGTGCATCAGCTGTAGCTAGTACAGCTAAATTGATGAACAATGTTATTTTTGATTTAACATTATCTGTATCTGGTGTATCAACAGCGGTATCGTATACATTAGAAGCAACAGCTGATTTTGATCATATTTTTGTACCTATTACATCAGGTGCAATGACATATACGATCGACCCTGCAGCATTGACTAACTTTACGTTTGCGCCAGCATTACCTACCGGGGTAACATTAAATAATACACTTACAAGTAAATGTATCATTACTGGTAAAATCATTAAAGCTGTTCCATACTTAGATACCAATAGCAACACGTTGTATCATTTGCATACACGTTTTGAATTAGCTGGTAATGTAACTCAAGTGGTAGGTACAACAACCACCACTGGTACATTAAACAGTACAGGTTATAGTTATGCGATTGTTAATTATGATCCAGTTACTAAAACGTGTACGTTAGAATCAACATTTGATATTGATGCATCATTAGTATTAGGTACAGCAACAGGTGTAGCACAAAAAATTACAGTTACACCATCGGTTGCAAACCCTGTAACATTATTACATACGGTTAACGCTGCTGATACAGTGGTATTAGGTACACCAGCTGTATCAATCAATGTAGCAAACAAATCAAAAGTTGGATACACAGCTGTTAACCCATTGGGTGGTATTGATCTTAACTTGTTTAAAGCTATTGTACGTGAAGGTTGTGAAGAATACTTAAAAACTTACAGCTGGTACAACAGTACACATCCAAAAGGTAAAGCAGTAACAACATCAACTGCAGATGCTGTACGTAGACAAGGTATTGTGTTAAAATTGAGTCAAATCATTAAAGCTAACACAACTGTTAACTATAACATCTCAAGTGATTTTGATGACGTTAGTGATATTACATCAGAAGCGTATGAATTTAATACAATTTTATGCCCTGGTTTCCCAGAGCTTGCTGATGAAATGTTAGAATTAGCAGATCGCGTAAAACAAGAAGCATTTGTTATTGCTGATACACCATATTGGATGTCACCTCGTGATGTTATTCAATGGGGACGTTCAGTAGATGAAAGCACAGTTGTTTCAGCTGCTGCTAACATCAGATCTGACAATGGTGGTAAAATTGCTTACTACTACCCACATGGGTTAGTTGCTAACCTTGATGGTTATGATGTATTCTGCGCAGCATCTGGTCTTGCATTAGCAGCATTTGCTTATACAGATAAAAACGGTAACATTTGGGATGCACCTGCTGGTCCAAATAGAGGTGTTGTTTCAAGCTACCTTGGCGTTACACGCGTAGGTTATGTTACTCAAGCAAATTTAGGTACATCATCAGCACAATTTAATCGTGTAAGATTAAATGACGGTATGCGTGATAGCTTATACAGCTTGTGCAACATTAACCCAATTCAAGATTCAATCCAAAATGGTATTGCAATCTGGGGACAAAAAACACGTGTAAGTGTTAACTTTAACTCAGCGTTAGATCGTATTAATGTTTCTCGTATGGTTATGCACATCCGTCGTATGGTCAGAAAAATGTTAGTACAATATTTGATGCAACCAAACGTTGCTGTTACACGTAAAAATGTTACATCGTTAGTTGTTGGTTTCTTAAACAACATTCGTGTTAACAACGGTTTATACGATTTTGCGGTATTATGTGATGAAAGCAATAACACAGCTGATCGTATTGATCGTAACGAGTTGTATGTTGAAATTGCGTTGAAACCAGTTAAAACAATTGAATTTATCTATGTACCAATGTCGTTGGTAAAAACAGGTGATTCAATTACTAGTTAATTGATCAACAGGGAAAGAGCTTAACGGCTCTTTCCTACCGTTTGACCGACCGTATAAGAGATCATTGGAGAATTAGGGAGATCAAATGACATTGTTTTTATATACATAGATATAAAAAATATCTTATCAAATGATCTCCCTAAGGAGAACAAAGAATTTGCATAAGATCTTATATGATAAATAAATGATCATAAGAATGAGGTGATATATGGCATATTTTTGTCAACAGCAATTTAAAAAACACATAGTTCAATTTATGGAAATATTCCGTGGATTGGAAGTTATGACAGGTATTAACGCGTCAGGTGGTATAGAAACAATATCTGTACCAATTATGTACGGTTCAATAGACCGTGTAGCTGGTTCAATATTAGCAAAAAACACACAAAACAATCCATTACGGTTACCAGTGATGTCAGCTAATATGTCTGCATTAGATTTGAGTACAGATAAATTTAAAGGTATTGATACTGAAAAGATGATGGCGTATACACCATTAGGTGGTGTATTTCCAAATGATACAGTAACTGTTAGTCAAATAATGGCAATACCATTTAATTTGACAATGGAATTGCATATTTTTTCAAACAACAACGATGTAAGATGGCAAATTTTAGAACAGATATTAGTTCTATTTAACCCTAGTGTACAGATACAAACAAGTGATGCTAAATTCGATGGTAGTAAAATAACTAAAGTTGATTTAACTAGCATTACAAACAGTGAAAACTTACCATTAGGTGGTGATAGAAGAATAATAACTGATACATTAACATTTAATGTAACGATATATTTGGTAGCACCGTCGAAAATACGTGATGACCGTATTAAAGATATTCAAATACGTGTAGCAAAAGTAACAGACGTTACAGCGTTAGCAGAATTAGCAGATTCAGAATTCCAAATAGAGAATATCAACGTAATGGAAACATTGATATAACGGTAAGATAGTGCACTAAGTGCACTATCCTTTTAATTTGCTAACATCAACATTACCTTTAATATGCTCTTCTAATGTTGGTTTTTTAGAATTAGCAGCAAATCTTAAATCAGTTTCCAAATATATCCAACGAGATTTTAAAATTGAATATTGATATAATCTCGGTGGAATTGGATCAGCTACTTTGCTATAAGTTAACCGATGATAATCTTTATCTTTTGGTTTTTCAGGGAACGTATCACCTTCAGTATAAGGTAACCCGTTAGGTGGCATAGCATCTTCAAACGGATAACGTTTTGGGTTTGTATTCAGATGGCTATAATCAACACCATGTTTTTTACCTTTATTGATAATTTCAGGTGGTATCTCATACGAATCATTAAGACTTGCACCAACTTCAGGTACTAATGTATTAGATTCAGCACGTATAGCTCTATCAGCTTGAATAGCAGTTGTATCAAAACCATTTGTTAACGTATCAAAGAAATCGTTGTTCAATTGACCAACGATATCTCTTGTTTCTTGACTTGCGAACATCGGTTGAGCAGTAACTGTATATAAAGTTGGTTGCCAGTTTGGTGTATATCCACTTGCAGTCCACGTTACATCTGTTACTTCAAGATATTTTTTAACAGGGTTTAAATCTGGGTCAAATTGTATTTCAGCGAGTACATCTAAAATATCACCAACAACAATAGGACGTTTAATTTTCTGTAGAGTTAAATTAAAACCAAATTTAAACGTAAATTTATCGTTTATATTGATACCAAATTGTGAAAAGTCTGTTGATATATCTGTTTGGTCATAATAAGCTTTAACAGGTATTGGATCAACAGAATAATTTCTATCTCTATTTTCAATGAAGATATAATCTTGAACATTATCTAATTGAGTTCTATTAAATTCAGAAAAAGCTAATTTTTTAATAGCCCATAAACCCTCACCTACGTATGAAGTAGGAACCAATCTCCAATACCTAGCGGGGTAACTCGCTTTTATTCCCAGCCAATGCTCAGCACTATCATTTGGAAGTGATAATAATGAAACACCTTTCCAATCTGTACCGTTATTTGAATTTTCAACTCTTACGGTTAATACTCGATTTTGCTCTAACAGTCCTTGTTGAACAAGAATTGAGCGAATGTGGTATTTGACTTCGGTTGAGATTGCATATTTGTTTTGTCCGTTAGGTAATCTAATAGGACCAAAATCATAGCCAATAAAGGTGTTAGGGTCACGAGATCCACAATGTTTAATTGAATGCCATTCATACTCATTATTCTCACTAATGTTAGTTACGGGAAATTCAGGGTACTGTCCATTGCAAATAGGTGTTCCTTCCAATTGCGACAAAGTTTTTTGTTCGTGAACACCCAACAGTTTATGAACATTCACAACACAGCCACCGATGTTTAAATTCTCGGTAACATAATCGTTCATCAACCGATTCGATAAAGGTTCATCCCATAACTGGAATGCACCATTGTTAAGGTTTTCTGGAGGTACTACTCGATTAGGGTTATAAGCCATATTATTAATTTTATTCTGTAGTTAAATGCTTTTCCATGATGTAGTCAGTATCTTCTTCTCCAACGATATCAAAACCTAGTTTGAGATACATATTAATAGCAACTGTATTAGATTTATGTACGTAACATTGTAGGGTGTAATATCCATGAGAAGAAGCGTATGATAGTAAACTATCCATAAGCTTTCCTCCAATTCCAACACCGTTAAAAGATTTTAGAATTCCAATGCCAAATAAACCTACGTTAGGTGATTGTTCTTTCATAGCACAATAACCAATTACGTTACCTAAATTTTTGCAGATTTTGTAGTAATTATTACCAGATGTAAATACAGAAATCATATTATATTCACGGGATAAATCTGGAGGTGGTGGCATAAAATCAATATTCTCATTATATAATACTGATTTTAATTTTACCAACTGTTCAGCGTCATCTCGTGTCGGTGTAACAAATGATATGTTAGAATGAATCTCAAACAATTTCATTTTTATACTAGCCCCAAACTAATGTACTTTCTAACCCAATATTTTCAGGTTCATTAGCAATGAAGTTATCAATTTCATAATGACATCTTTCAAACAACGCATCAGCACGTGCTTGCATATCACCAGCATTCAATGTTACACTACCGCCAGCACCTGGTACAGATCCATATTTACCACGAATGTTAGCTAACATATGGCAAGCTTCAGCACTTGCCCAATTTAAAATCCATTTACTTGTCATGCGATCTGTAAACAATTCTTGTTCTGTACGTTCAATTGTACAATCAACTAATACACGTTCTGGTACACCAATATTTTGATAAAAATCTAATCTTCTACTACGTTCGTTAAATCTATGTACTAAACGCACAGCAAATAAAATTTCCATCGTTTCAATATATTGTGAGATAATATGATAAGATGTTAAATCCATTTGTGCACTAGGAGCGTACAACCATTGTAAAAATTGCTGTGCGTAGATACCGTTACCAGCGCTAGCACTCATAAACGAACTATTGCGTCTATAAACAGCTTGAATATCAACGATTCTATTTAACCCAACGGTACCATCAGTTAAGAAGTATTGTTGTTTATTAGGTTCAAGATCTAAGAAAAATACAGCTCTTTCATACGCACTAGATGACATTTTTCTAAATGATGTCAACGCCATATCTATACATAAATCAACTTGCGCTTTATCTAACTCAATTTGTATAGATGGGTAACCCAAATACATCAATATATTATTAGCCATTGCGCGACGTTCATCAGGTGTACCGTCAGTACCTACACCAACTTGCTTGTATAACGGTACAGTAGAAACATGGTCCGTACCAATTATATGTTGATCAAATTGTCCAATAGGTGATGTAAACGTGAATATGTTAGGGTTGTTATTATCATATTCATAGATAACAAATTTTGATTTACTACCTAATGTTGTACTTGAAAATTTAATATTACCATCAATTAATTCAGCAATAGCTTTAGGTTTTACATCAATCCAATCAGAACCGTCCCATTTACGCATATCGTTCATATCGTACCACAATGTACCGACATCTGGTGCAACACTAATAGGTGAATACATTAATGGTACCCAATTTGTACCGTTCCACATCGATAACAAGTCTACACTAGTATCAAACCAGAATTGACCAATGGTTAAAGTTGTAAATGTTGAGGTTAATGTAGTAATAACATCAAGTTGAATCCAAACTGAACCATCCCATTCATAGAAATTAGTACCATCGTACCAATGCGTACCAATGTTTAAAGTTGGTTGTGTTGTTTGGTTAATATACCGATTGATATCTACCCATTGACTACCATCCCATTGTTTAAGAACGGTACCATTAAGCCAAAATTCATTAGTTTTAACAGAACTTAAATTAGGGTCAGTAGCACTTGTTAAAACATTTGTTACTACAACCCAATCAATATTAGTTTCATCCCAAGTATACAGATCAGTACCATCATTCCAATACCAATCTCCCGGTTTTAAAACATCAAATGGGACGTTAATAATAGAAGCAGGTATTACACTCCAAATACTATTAGCTGATTGTCTAAATTGGTTATCAGATGGTTTATACCAAGTAGCTGCTAAATTGGTTGGTTCGGTTTCTGAAATAACAACGACAATATCAGTCCAAATACCATCTACTAACTGAGAGATTCGATTATTATGATACCAGTAATAGCCATTATAGTAGGTAATAGGATCAACAGTTGATGTAAAGACATTTAATTTATTCCATTTTCTTTTGTATTTGTAATAATCAGTTCCATCGAACCATATATCTTTACAGGTAGATGTCGTACAAAGACTTGGATCTTTGTTTGATATGTATGTTTTAAATTTAGTCCAACTATAACCGCTCCAAGTATGTGTTAAAGTTGTATCTGGATCATACCAAACATCACCACAAACTAATTGGTCAATTGAATGAGCAAATTTATAAAGATCAATAGATGTCCACGACGTTCCATCCCACTGCCATAACACATCGTTATTATACCAATATGTACCATTTGGTATGAAATCAGGTGCTGTATCACCAAAATAGCATTCTAACGGAATTGGACGTGAACCATCCCATTTCGCTAATTGGTTATCAATAACAGTGTAGCTATTTGTATTAGGTGGACGATTAATGATAAACGGGTTACTCAACATCGCTAATCTTAAATTAAACTGATCAATAAGATCAGCGTAATCAAGAGCAGGTGGTATTGTCATAGTATACAAGGTGCCATCGATATCAACCTTTAGTGTTGTATCGTCTGTTAACCCTGTATTATCAGTAGGTAAAACACCTAATTTAACAATATGGTAACCAGCTGTATCTAATGATAGGTTTTTTGTTTCGTATGGTACAGAATAACTAAAAATAGCTGGTCCATATCTACGAACATTATCAGATGCAAAAGCTGCTACGTAATAATTTGTATTCGGTAATAAGTCAGTTATTTGAACTGAATTTGTTCTTTTATCGTTATATAATGCAGCGACAACTAGACCTGTGTCTAGTTTGTCACCAACATGTTTATTAGCATCGACGGTATTGTCAGCTTGATAGAATTTACTACTAACTGGCTTATATTCTATTGGTTTTGTATCAACAACCAATAGCATACCGTCATACTCTTCAGGTAAGAATG